AAATATGGCCTTTGTTACGATTGCTATGGAGAGCACGTGGAGGATACGAAATTGACGTAGCAATTACTCCAGACGATATTAATAACGAGTTTGGAACTAGACTAGGGTGTAATTTAACAGCCATTTACAATTTTAAAATAACAGCCTCAGGAGAATGGTTGGCCGATTTTAAATTTAATTTTAAACAAGATACCGATGCTTGGAAATATCAGGATTATTCTAGAGAAACTTCTATGTCGGCTAAACGTGCTAGAACATTAGCAGTGCCAGGGAGTAATGGTGAAAGTGATTGGACTACAGCAAAGTATGACGTGCATTTAAAACTAATTGAAGAATTAAAAGACACAGATTTCAGTTTTAATTACCACTACCAAGATTCTGGTAAATGGTAATTAAAATAGTTTGTTTGTTTCGCTAGCAATATCGTTTTTCAAACGAGATATATCAACTTTAAAATCGATCTTTTTGATTTCATCCTTGTATTCTTGGAGTGTGTTAAGCAATACGTCAGCAATGCTTTCGGAAGTTTGTTTGGTCAATTCGCTTTTCACATCGATTTCCCATACTCTGCCATCTATAAAATCCAGTCGTACTGAATCCAGATACGCCACAGGCATGGTATTCATATAAAGATCTTCAAAAACCTCCGGCCATTCTTTCACAAGATGGCGTGGAGGTTTGAACAAAGGATTAGGCATCAGCAGTTTCTTCTGCCTTTTTAACCTTCTTGACTGTGGGATCAAGATCTTCTGCTTCTTTACGTAATCTTGCTGCTTCTTTATACATGGCATCAGCTTGACTGCGATAGCTCTTGGCAATATCTTTATCAGATAATGCTTCGTTTGATGCAGCTTGAGCACGTAATGGTGCAGGAATGTCTGAATCTACTGCAGGAGCGATATCATTTACTGAAGCTACATCGGCTTTAGCGGACGGAGCACCTGCTACAAATGTGCATAGATCATCTACGGTGCAGTTCTTCTGTTCTGCTATCAGTGTGTTAAGATTAGCTAACAGCACAGTATCGTTGGTAGTAGGAGTCATCATCACAGCATCAGTGGCTACTTTTACTAGTCTGTTATCAGCCTGCATGGCCCGCAGCATAGGTCTGCCGTCTGGGAATGGGCGTATGTGCATGATTTCGCCAAACTCAAATGCGTCCTGCGCTTGATCAGTTTCTATCAAAGTCATAATTGAATCATGATACTGATCTGGCAGTTGCGCTACCGGTAATACTAGAGCCATATTTGACTCTCCTGGCAGAGTTCTAAACACCACTATGACTTTAGCACCTGTGTTTTGAATTCTGCCTATGTGTTTTAAGCTTCTCATTTAGGCTTCCTTTTTAGATACAGCTTCAAGGAAGGCATTTAGTTTGTTGAAACTTTTACCAACTGCTTCCAATTCTGCTGCTTTGAACGCTCCTCTACTTGTTGCAACTTCGATGATATTTTTTACGGCTAACAGATCGCTGATATTTAAATCAGGACCTTGTGCTGCAGGTGCTTCTGTTGCCGCAGGCGCTGCTTGGGCTGGTGTCTCTACGACTTGATCTTTAACTTCTTCTGACATTAGTTTCTCCTTAGATGTGGGCATGCAAGCATGAAATAGGTTAATTCTTTTTGATCTTCAAAACCTACGAAATGCGAAGATCTTAAATTTCCACTCTGGTCTAGAGCAGGTTTTTTGCAGATATAATATCTGCCCTTGAGTTTGACTTTGATCCAATCTTCGATGCCTTCAAATATTTCAGATTCTGAAATATTCAATTCAGTGAAATGTGGGGCCACAGTCTTCAGCTTGCGCTGTTGCAGTACGTCCATTGGATTAAGGTCAAACATAGTGAAAATATTTATACAGGGGGATTATTCGGGGGTGGATTCTTGGCTAAGTCTTTTGCTCATGGCTCTATTGTGCCCTAGCTTTCTAACATCACCACTGAGTAGATATAGTTCAAAAGCAGCTTTTTCCTTCATTACTATGATGTGTTTTTTATTGACGAAGAAAGGTGAATCGATATAGTTGTCTAACCAAAGCAGTACCTGTGGAGTAAATGCAAATTCTTTGGGGAATTCTATCTTGTAGGTTTTAATTTTGGCATGTTTCTCAATGAATTCGAGAGCCTGTTCGGTTAGTCTTAAACCGCCTTGATCTTTTTTTCGAAAACTCCACCACCATACAGCTTTGTAGTCTTTGATGTTTTTTTCATTAACGGGTAATTCTGCTGCCTGCAAGAACGCCTTAGTGTAGGCATCTTTGTTCATGTCATTTAATCTCTTCACCTGCAGTGAGTTTATATACAGCAAAGTCTTTGGTCTTGAATAATCGATTTAATTTTTTTGCCAAATTATGTGCGTGACCTGGATTTGAAAAAGAAACTTTTTTATATTTGGGTCCAGGATAACTAGCAATTAAACTACCGCTCTTGAGATTGAAAGGCTGGCCGTTGTAGAACACAGCCCAGATAGCTTCTGAATCGAGAATTTGCTCAACCTTGTAGGTTTCTTTGTTAGCATATTCTAAAAGAATTTTAGGTTTGGGTCTACTCATATACGTGTTCCTAATTAACCACGTATATATTTATATCTTTTTAGAACTTGCCGCCGTCGAATTTTACGTCTATTTGAGTGGTTGATTCTTTGATTGCTGCTAGCATTTGATGTATTTCGCCCACAGTCTTGCTTAGTTTAGCAGACATGAGTGCTAGTTCTGTGGTCAGATCACGTGCTTCTTGTAAACTAATGCGTATTTCTTTTTGTTGACTGCGTTCAGCTACTTGAATTCTCTGCAACAGTTTCTGTATAGTGGGCAGTGTATCTGGTAGATTATTTTGCGACATTAGCCAACACCTGTTTCATTTCTAATTCTGTTTTGAACGGACCTTTATATGGATATCGTTCCAGCGTGATTTTTTTTGGACAAAAACTTTTGACCCATCCTTTGTCAAATTTTATACAGTAGTAACCTGCACAGTATAAACTCTTGGAATCGCTGCTCTTAGTGAATAGCGGCAGCTTCTTACGAATATCAAACATGGCATTGTGAGGTTCGGCACTGGTGGAGTATCCATGAACCTCATTAGGTAGAGCTGTGTCGGCTTCCTTGACAATTTTTACTGTGAAAAACTTTTTACCAAACTGACGAGTTAGACTGTCTTTGGTTTCGTAAATTGTTACCCCTGTCTCATTGCTCATAAAAAATCTATTGTCGTCGTCTTTTCTTAGAGTGGCAATCTTTTCACCGTTCTCCTCTACGATCCAAAATTTATTTGCTATGATAGGTTTAGCATGTATGTCTGTCATTGTGTATATCTCGCATTAAGTGGTTCTGCATAACTCTGTGCCTGATCAGCAATCTTTTTCAAATCCCATAGATTACAGAACTTGATTAATCTTATACCAACTTGACTCACGTTCTTTTGTTCAGCAGTGGCAGTGGCAATAGTGTTTACAATTATCTCTTTGATGTCGTCGGGTTGGTGACTTAGATCGATCAGTCGACGATTGCGTTCATAATCTTCTAACACACGATGTTCTTCACCGTTGTGATCAGACCACCTCTGAAGCATGAGATTGTTCCACGCATATCCTTTGCTGTTACGATCTTCGAACGCTTCACTAAGACCCACTTTTTTGCTTGTGCCTTTAGTACGCACACCTGGATACGCCGAGAAGACATTATCACTGGTATCACCACGCATGCATTTTTCAAACAACAACCATTCTGGATTAGGTGCTGCTTTTGGCTCTTGTGTTTTTTTGTCAATGATGGGCTTGCCTTTGTCATCAAAAATTCCTTTGTCAGTGATAACATGTTCCATAACACCATTGTATTGTGTGACATTGGGTGCAATCAATTGAACGAAGTCTGTGTCTGTGCTGATGATCACATGTTTGTCATTTGGATGTGTTTGTATCCAACCAGCAATTAAATCATCTGCTTCTAATTGTGAATTTTGTAAAACAGTGCAGTTAGTTTTTTCTGCAATAAATTCTTTGAACGTGTCAAATGCTTCCCAGAAGATTTTGTCTTCTTCTTGTTCTTTTTCTGTGTGTGCGGCACGAGCATCTGAACGATTACGCTTGTAAGGAGCATAGTAGTCCTTGCGCCACGATCTACCCTCTAAACAGAAGATAACATGACTACCTTCGAACTGCTGCCATGCTTTGCGAATACTGTTTAATGTGATGTGAAATGCCATGCCTAGTTTGATATCAGCGTCACCGTTGATAACGTGACGAGCACGAAAGAATGTGTTTGCTGTATCAACTAAGATATAATTCATAGATTATCTTTCTTCACTGTTTTAATATCAATTACGCCTGTGTTTACAGGACCGCCGAAATCGCCATCGACTACTACATTGGCACACAGTTCACGGAACCAACGATCTATAATTTCTTCGTCTTTGTCTCCGTCCTCACCATATCCCTCTTGCTTTAATTTTAACACAAAAAGGTCGTTCCAGTCAAGCTCAAAAAAGCCATTACGAACATTATCTTTGTTGACATGTGTTTCGATTACGCCTACCCACGGTTCTTTTTTACGTGTTGCACGTTCTTTTGGAGATAATTTGGCCTGTGCCTCTGCTTCTGTAGCACGTTCGGCAGCTTCAGTGGCTGCTTTGGCTGTTTCAGAGGCTTGTGCTGCAATGCCTATTGATCGTTCTGCTTCTGCTCTGATCTTGTCAATACCAAATAATTTTTCAATCCATTTATTCATCATGTTCCCCACTCATTTTTAAATAGCGGCACTTGCAGTCTATCACTGTAACGTAGTCCCATCTTCATTGCTAATTCTGCCACCCGGCGATTATTTAGTGTATATACACTTTCAACTCCGCCCACAGGCATGAGATAACAATGTCCGGTAAATCCTTCTGCACGATATATATCTAAAGTTTCTAAGGCTTCTTCGGCATCTTCTTCTGTGGCTATTACAAATTTAAGATAGGTATAACCAGCTTCTTGATATTCACAAACAACGTCCGGCTTTATCGCTTCGTGTCTTTCCTCTCCGGAACAGCTGAGCTTGGCACTGACTGAAAATGTAACTTCTCTAGAAGCGAATGGAGGATTCTGACCCCACTCTTGTAGGAATGTTTTAAATTCTGGAGTGAGTTTTTGAGTGCCGTTGGTTTCAAACGTAATTTCTTTAAGTTTGATCATACTAGGATGGTTAAGTAATTCTGGATAAGCACGTTGCCAACCCAACAAAGGCTCACCGCCTGTAATAACTAGATGTTCAGCCTGCCACTGATTAAAAGGTAAGATTTCCATTATACGCTCAGCGATAGCATCACTAGTAAGCATAGGACTAAGATCCTTAAACCTTGGATCCCAGCTTGCATAGCTATCACAGCCAGTACTGACAAGTGGTAGTTCTTCATATGTTTTAAATTTATCTACGATTTGTGCAATAGAATCAACTTCGGTACTTAGTTTATCTTTAGGCATACCAAAGCCCGCACATTTAAAGTTGCAGCCAAATGTGCGTAAGAAAACAGAAGGCACACCCATATAGCGTCCTTCACCCTGAATGCTGTAAAACAGCTCTGCAATTTTAATTTTACTCATAGTTTATTATACACTCTTTTTCTGTAATTGCCAAGAGCCATTGCCCTGATCTATCCATTCTAATGTGTCGCCTTCGCCCCAACCTTGCAGATCCAACACTTCCTGTGGTATTGGCATAATGAGATCACCGGTATCAGGATCTTCTTCTAATACAACTGTCCAATTTTTCAATGTTAACTCCTGATCAAATAGTATTGTCGTTCTTATTTTTCCAATACAAATATATACGTTTACGACATTATTCTTTAACGTCAGTTGGAATATCTGGATGCCATTCTGCCATGCCGCAGTCGTAGACTCGATATTCTGGCATTTCTACTTGAGAAAGAAAGAGAATCCAAAGGACGCAGGCAACAACAAACCCAATGAAATATTTCTTCATACTCTATCGCTTAACAATATTTTACACAGCATTGCATCGTGTTCGTTATAAAATTTAAATGTCATTTGATCTGTTTCTGGATGGCTGGTATATCGATCGCCTGGAAGGCCAAAGTGTTCCAACACCATGACACAGGTTTCATTCCACCAAAATCCAGTTTGTTCTTTTTTCCAAGGAACTAAAATTGTTTTTAGATCAGACACAATATTTCACTCATTTTTTATAATTACCTTTTTCTGGAATGACATGTCTGACACCGCCTGTAGGGTCTTCCATGTCGCCTTTACGTCGGGGAATCAAATGAACATGTGGATACGGCACAGTTTGTCCAGCAGCTTCGCCCCAATTAAGGCCAATATTGAATCCATCCCACTCACCTGCTTTGACTTTTTCCTGCCCTACTCTTAGAGCATCAGCGAAACAATCTTCAATCACTCCCACAGCTGAATATTTAGGCACAAACAACAAGTGACCTTCTGTTACAGGATACTTGTCTTTAAAAACAACCACATGAAAGTCATCTTGTAAAACATCGTTCCATGGTGCCTGCCCTGCATCACGTGCATCGTCTAACGAATAATGTAAGTTCATCGTTTATACTCCTGTTTTTCTCTAGGAAGATCATCTTCGCGTACAACAAACTCACGGCCGCCTAGACTGCCTGCAAATGCTTTAGTACGTTCCATGTAAGCTAATCGTAGTTTAAGAGTTTGAAATGCAACATCTAAAAATACTTTAGGCTTGTAACCTAGAACATGCATGTCAAAATCTTTACCTGCGTCGGTGCAATGAACTTTAATTTTAGAATCAATCATTTGGTCCACCAATCTTCCCAAGGAAAATCAATCCATACATTGTTTTCTGCCTTGTTGACTTCCATGCCAACGAAATCCATCTTAACATTGCATTTGCTGGCGAGATTATCTACTAACACAGCGAATTTAACATTGTTATTCCACACTTCTTCCCAGGCCGGATCATCTGGGAAGCAACCACTTGGCCAATCTTTCATAATCCAGTTAAGTGTAGTACCTTGATCGTTGATATCATCTACAATTAAAATGTTTTTAAAAGCGGTATCTTTATCAGCTGCACGATCCTTAGACAACGGACCTAGCGCATCTTCAGCCATCCATAAATTGCTCTCCGGACCAATCTCGCTATCTCGTAGACTTACATTGAGAGTATGTAACGGAATATTAAAATATTGACTGATCATAACAGCAGGAATCAATCCCCCTCGAGTAATACCTACGATATAATCGGGCCTCCATGTTCCTGTAGCAAGTTCTCTACAAATCTTGCCGACTAGTCCTGTTACTTCATGCTGGTTGATTTTGAGTTTGTTCATTTCTATCCTTGAGATATTGTTCGTGTTGTATCCATTTGTTGT